GGTAAGGTATCAAAGAGTACTGACCTTGTTAAATTCTTATCTAGTGAGGATATTGTAATTCAAATTAACGAAGAAGTATTTGAAAAGTTAGATGAGTTACAACAAATCATCGTAGCTGAGGCACTAGTTGCTCACATTGAGTATAACTTTGATAAAGATAGATTATCTATCAACAAGCCAGACGTTATGGGTCACTCTGGAGTTATCGCTAAGTTCGGTGATAAGGTTTATTTAAACACTCTTGAAATTATAAGAGAAACATTCAACTCTCTTAAGGAACAAAAAGAAGAAGAAGGTACTGAGGCTTAATGGAAGACATTAAAGACCTAATATCTGAATTCAATGAAGAAGCATTAATTTGCGATGGATTTGATGAAGCAATCATTGGCATGGCCGAGAGGATAAATCTCGGCCCTGTCGTTGCTTATAGTGTGGAAAAAATAATAGAAATATTGATGAGAAACGATATGGATTACCAAGAGGCTTACGAATATTACAACATTAATATCCTAAATGCTTGGATGGGTGAATTCACTCCAATATTTATAGACAAATTAATTAAAGAATAATATGATGGATTTTTATAGTGAATTTAAAAACTACGCCATGAATCACATGGGTATTAGTGGGATGCAATTCCATTATTGGGATAAGATGCAAGAAACAATGTACAGTAACACACAAGTATCTAGTAGTCTTACACCATACATCTTAGAAGAAAGAGAAATGCGTGTTACGCAGATGGATATTTTCTCAAGATTGATGATGGACCGCATACTTTGGGTTGCTGGTCCAGTTAACGACCAAATGAGTACGGTTGTACAAGCACAGTTGATGTTCTTGGATAATGTTGAGGAAAGAGACATAACGATGCATGTGGATTCACCAGGTGGTTCGGTTAAGTCTGGACTTTCAATGGTTGACGTTATGAATTACATCGCATCAGATGTTTCAACCATCAATACAGGTATGGCCGCATCAATGGGTTCAATTCTATTAGGTAATGGAGCAAAGGGTAAGAGATTCTCTTTGAAGCACTCTAAGGTGATGTTACATCAAGTATCTTCTGGTGCTCAAGGTCATGTTGAAGATATTAAAATAAGTCTTGCTGAGGCTGTTAAATACAATGATGAGTTATTTACAATGTTAGGTGAGTATTGTGGTAAGACTAAAGCACAAGTACTTAAGGATTGTAATAGAGATAATTGGCTTAGTGCTGATGAAGCACTTAAGTATGGTATTATTGATGGTGTTATCGAGAATAAAACTAAACTTATCAAGTAATGAGTGCTGTGGAGTTATTAAAAATAATTGAAGGTCATCTAAGTGGTATTAAAATGGATAATATGGAAATATTCACAGAACCATTAATGGGTAGTAGTACTCTATATGACCCAAATAGACTTGATAAGAAAGTTAGTTTGGCTATAATGGAAGAAACTAAAGATGGTCTTCGTAAAAGATTCCATATCACTGTTGAAGATGTGGTTGGATTAGTTGACGTATAAAAATAAATAAAAAATGGATACAGGAAATGAAACAAGTAGAACTAATTATAGTAATGGTTCTAGATTAGGTGAAATTGAAGGAATTAGACCTTTAAATAATAATAATGAAGATTTTGTTAGTGAGGTAGAAACAATGGAAGATGGAGAACTAGAAATGCCAATAGCAGCAGAGCCAGAGGGATTAAATGAAATAAGGGAGATTAAAATAAAACCTTTATCTTCTGGTTTTTTAGTGCAAGTAGGTTGTCAACAAATTGCAATCGAATCAATATCAACATTGGTTAATACATTTACACTATATTTAAATAACCCTAATGAATTTGAAACCAAATGGTTTTCTAAAAAAACAACAAATCGTTTGGAAAATATAGCAGTTGATGAAAATAGCGGTAGTAGGGGGTAGAACCTTTAAGGACTATAGTAGACTCAAAATCATGTTAGATATACTAATTGATGGTTTTGGGTTTACTACTATCGTTACTACTTATATTTAAACTTAAAATTTTTATGGTGGTTGTTCCTACCCTTTAAAACCCTAGTGACAGCAGCGTTATCAAGATTAAGTTCATTACACATATGTCTAATACTAACCCATTCATCGATATAAACACCCTCAATATCTAACCTAATAACACACTTTACATTAGGTTGTTTAACCCTATTGTTATGTTTCATTTCATCAGTGTGATATTTACCATAATTACCGTTTTCCTCACCATATTTAGGGCACTTATCTTTAAGTATTTTTTTAGTTTCATCAGTGTGTTGTTTACCATAAAATGGGTTTTTAATACCCTTAACTCTATTAGTGTGAAATTCTCGATATTCTTTTCGTTTCCACAATCTTTTAACATCATCAGACGACCAACCATCACCACCAGAACTATAATTTACTAAATTAAAACCCCAAGTCTTAAATTGTGATATCCAATATCCTTCCCAAAATTTCCATCCATCAAACTCCACTTCATCAATTAATATTATTTCTGGTTTTTTACCATCATCTAATAATTTATTAAACCAATTTTTTTTATGTATATTACTACACTTATCTAAGTCATATATATGATAATATAATCTACGTTTTAATGTTAATTCTGTTTTACCTACATATCTAACTAAACCACTATCTGGGTCAACTAACCCATAAATTTTAACTTTTCCCATATTTTAACTTGTTTTATCTTTAAAAAATTAGTATCTTTACATATAAATACTTAGAACTTTTGAAAAAGTTAAAAATTTGGTGGTGCTATTGGTGCTGATTCACTTGGAGATAGATACGCTAACGAGAGAGGTCTTAAAAAGATTATACACTTACCAAACTATGACTTACATGGTAGAGCAGCACCAATAATTAGGAATAGAGATATAATCAAAGATTGTGATTATGTTTTAGCGTGTTGGGATGGTGTGTCTAGAGGGACAGCAAATGCTATTAAGTTAGCGGATGAATATAAAAAAGAAGTTTTAATTTTACATTATTAGTATGGGAACAAGATTCACAAAGAAATTACCTACACATATCTATTTTGTAGGTGAGGGTGAATGGATTCAAGGACCTTATGTTAATCCTAAAAAGGGTAGTAACAATAGGAAATTCTTGATAACTGAGGTTCCGATGGATGAACCAAAAAAAGAAAAATAAAAATAAATCTTAAAAATACTTGACAAGTAACAAAACTTTTTGTATATTTACATGTATTTAAAAGAATAAGTTCTTTAACATTATGGGGATGACTGGCATTTGACGTTTTAGATGAGACGAAATGTAAGCATGCACAGCGAAGTGGACAAGCTGTTAAAAATGAGACACACAATTCAAATGGAGACTTAACTGTATCCGAAAATTTCCTTGACAACTGCACCGTAGGTGTACTTGACGGAGAGCTTGCTTTAGCCTAATATTGCACATGGTACTGGCATTGTACCGAACTCCTTGGTCTTTGGAGGATAAATGTAGATTCAGAAGATTAGTTATCAGTAAACCGAACTGTAATAAGGGAACTGTTAAACATTGCTGGGATAAGTAACCAGATAAGCATGTAGAAAGCACTAGTACCTAGATTGGACGTGGGTTCGACTCCCACCATTTCCACCAACGGTAGTAATACCAAAGAAGCTAACGCTCCATTACCTAGTCTTAGGTAGTGAAATATTAAGCCTCGTATTGACAAGAATGCGGGGCTTCGTTGTGTTATAACTTTTCCTAGTTGTTTAGATATTTATCATAAAACAATTTTAATTATGGAAAAGAAAAAAGAGTATTTCAGAATGTTCAAAGACATTCTTAGAGAAAATGGTATGTATTCTCAAGGTAGAGTTTACTTACTTTGGTCAATCGTTGCTTACTATTTAACGTTAGGTATTTTAACTGTAGCGGGAATTAGTGATAAGTGGGAAATTGAATTAGATAAATTCAAGATAATCCTAGATGCGTTAGAATATGCAATGACACTATTCGGTGGTTATGTATTTGGTGGTAAATTTATTAGTGCTTACACTGCTATTAAAGGTGTTAAGAAAGAAGTATCAACACCAGAAGAAGAAATGTAACTTCTAAAAAACAACTAAATAAAAAAGCCTAGAGATTATCTAGGCTTTTTTTGTTTTATAACAATTACTTACTTGTTGTAGTAGTAGTAGTTGTAGTCGTTGTACTAGTATTTGTTGTATTAGTAGCTGCTTTAGGTTTGTTCTTGCATCCACAACCTCTGTAATTTAATTCATTTTTAATCATAATCATTTGTTTTTTTTATTTTTTGTTATTGTATTATTACCCATTTATGTTTATAAGCCGTTCTTCTTATTGCTCCATTATTTTTACTTCCATTATTAACTGTTACCCCTCTTAAACATTGTGATATTTTTTGTCTTATGTTTCTAAGTTTACCATCCGAATAATCATTTTTCTTTAGGTAATTTGCAGCGGTAACTAAATCATCAAATACCATTTCTTTATATGTTGTTAAATTTATAGATTTGAATTTAATATAATTGTTATTAACTTTTAAATTATGTTTTGAATTTTTAATCTTAACCTCTTCATTATAATTGTTTCGTCTAAATTCATTAACAGTGGCTAAATTGTAACCGACAGTTAAATCATTAGAATTAAACTTAGTGATATAGAAATTCTCATTATCCACCAATTCAACCTCATCACATAATATTAATACAGTAAAAACAAAATTATCCTCACCATATTTATTATATGAGTTTTGTAGATAATCATTAGGATGATAGTTTTTTCTTAATGAATATTTATGTTTCATTATACGAACAGGAATATCTATAGAACTACCAACATATTTCTTATTATTGACTTTATTTTCTATTAAATAGATTCCGCATCCCATAATTTCTAAATTTTAATTAATGTTAGGTTATATAAATAAATATAAATTAATACTAAAATAAACACTAAACACCTTAAAATATTGACAATTTAAATAAAAAACATATAATTAGTGTTATGATTAATCCATTTAAAAAATACAGCATCTCATTCCTTAATAAAAGTTGGCAACCAATTGTTAAGCAAGGTAAACGAGTAAAATTCATACCAAGACAAGGTGAGTTAGTTTTCTTAGAAGAAACAAATAGTTACTATAAGGTATTGAATATAATCTATTATCTCAATAGCAAACAAGGTATTTTTGTTATTATTGATGAAATGGGGAGTGAAACACCAAAATCATAATATTTATAATAAAAGAATTATTATGTTAGATAAAATTAAAGAAGTATTAGTAACGTTGGTTACAACACACCT